CTATCTTCCAATCGTAATCCCACTGTGATATCTGTTGATCGTTTATATGATTATACATTAGTTTCTGCACTTCTGCAATACGTTCAGACTTATTTTTTGCACCCATAATGATAATCACATGCTGTTCCAAGTCACCACGTGCTATATTTCTATCTGGTTCACCATCGAAATAGGATAGAAACTTATTCATAGCAGTGGGTTCTTGTGGTGCTCGTTTAGTCCAGTGTTCTACTAGTAGTGCTACACACCATCCTGCCGAGTTGGTGAATCCTGTTTTGCTTATAACGATATCATCAAACTGAAATAGCAGTGGTTTGTTTGTATTCTCTAGCACGATAGACCGAATCTTGGTCTTGTAGTGTGCCTCGATAATCGTTTGTTTCTTTATGCTAGTCTTGCGTATCAACTCATAGTTAGATGCTGCCTTTACTATGTCAACCATATCAGTACCACTAGACAGATTAGAACCACTCAAACCTGTTGGGTCTTTGAATTCGGTGGATGATAGATTCATTTCCTTTGCTTTGGCATTCATTGCCTTGATAAATGCTGACCGTCCATTTGGATAGTCATCGGCAATCGTTTCTGCTGCTGCATTGTCTGAACGAATCAGCATGGCATGAAACAATTCATTGCGAGTGAATTCTTTTGCTGGTAATCGTGAACCAACTCTGGTTTTCAGTGTCAGTTTACGATTCAAGTCCTTGCTGTAATCCAATGCTACCATTGCAGTCATGAGTTTAGTCATTGATGCAAGTGGTCGAGTCTTATTGATATTCTGCGATACAATCCACGTATCTTTGGTGATGTTATAGTGTGCGACAGTGCTGGTATCAGCATGTGCTTTGCCTTTTGCATACGATGTGGAACACATGAATATAAAAATACCGATGAATAGTATCGGTGTGTATTTCCACGAAAATGCTTTTAGTATTGTGTTAAAAATGTTTTTCATATTTTAGTAAAAACTATACCATCCTGTTATTATATACTTCTCTTGATCTGGTGATATAACACCACGATGTGTGAATGTCCAATCTACTGGCCATATTAAAGTCAAACCTTTTTCTGCTGGTGTGATAAGTTTCTGATGAAAGAATTCTGTCCCACCATTACTAACATCATTTAGATATGTCATGAAAACAAGATGCCTAGATGCTCCATGCTCAACTCTACCAGAAGTTCTTTCGGTGTGATAATCGTAAAATCCTTGTTTACGTTTGTAGTGTTGAATCTGTACACTTTGTTTTATTGTAAATCTACAGTATGAATTAGAGTATGGATACTTCTCCATATACTTCATCAATACCTCTTGAAGTGCATCGAGATAAGTTTTTCCCATCTTGGAATCTTTATCAAGTTGAACTTCGGTGCTTTCTTTTGTTTTCTTATCTACCAGATTTAGAAATGAATGTCGAGTCGGGTCACTGTGGTCACCAACAAAACCATCGTATTTGTCTGGATTCTTTTTATAATATTTTATCAGGTCATCACATATCTTGGGGTCGATATACCAACCACCGATAAAATTATCTAAATCATTTACTGAGTGTGCTTTCATATTCTCATTGTATCATAATGGGGTTACACTGTCAACGTGATTACCACTTTTCTGCCCTATTCCACGTGTCATCATAGTCTGAAACATAGTCATGAACATCGGGTATATCAACGGCAAAATCTTCTTGGCCAACTTCTTCCCACTCTTCGCCCTTTCTTTTGGCTGACATAATGCGTGATGATTTTTCTCTGGTCGCTGAACCTTCTGGTGTCTGATGATACTCTACCAGTTTCTGCGCTCGAACTGCCTTGTCTTCTTCTGTATGCTCTCGAACATTACCACATGATCGAGAACAATATGGTCCTCGTTTCTGGTGTTGAACATTACATCTAGGACAGGTTTTGAGAATGGGCATACATTAGAAGTTATCGTTCAGAGTTGTTGATTCCAACTTACTTTCTATGTAGTCACATAAGATATGACCCAACATCAAATGACCTTCTTGGATTTGTGGTGTGGATGTGGATGGTATGGCGATGTAATAGTCTGCCCATTCTTGCATGTAACGTGTCACCTGACCAGTGAATGCAATGTTGGTTATACCAATCATCTTGCCGATTCTCATTGCTTGTAGGATGTTCTCTGACCGTCCTGATGTGGATAGATAGACCGCAATATCTCCTACTCTTCCAAGTGCTTGTAGTTGTCGTGCAAAGATGTCTTTGAAGTCGTAATCATTGCCAATAGCAGTGATTGCTGATGTATCTGTATTGAGTGCAAGTGCAGCATAGGGTTTGCTTATCTGCATGAAGTGACCGACTAACTCTGCTGATAGGTGTTGTGCTTCTGCTGCCGAACCACCATTGCCCATAAAGAATATTTTGCCGCCGTTGCGAAGTGAATCAACACAGGCGCCTGATGCTTTTAGTAGTTCAGTGAGTGGTTGGGGGGTTGCTGCGTTTCCGAAACTTGATTCGTTATTTTCTAGTAGGGCATCTACCATTGCTCTGGATTTGAGCAAACTGTTCACGACAAAACTCATAATAACTCCTAGGCGGATTCGATTAGATCATTGGGATTGCAGGTAGTGACAAAGTTAATGAATGCTACTGCTTCATCTTCATCAAGATAATAACGAATGATTGTTTGTGCAGTGTATCGTGAGACAATCATCAATAATATGTAGTGGTCACGATAGGTGGAGAATTTAATCCACCACCCATTGCGATTTACTGGTTGATAAAATCTACTTTTGCTTTGTATCTCCAGTTGTAGATTTTTCTGTTTTGATGATTTTCTTTGCGTCATTTGCTACATTCTCATTTAAAGTTGCTACCTTCTTTGTATATGTAGTAAACTGATTATCTGTAATCGAGTCGAAATGGGCAATAGTGATATCCATCAATTGTTTGTTAAAATCAATGGTTTTTACTGCTGCATCTTCTGCTTTGCGAGTAACATCATTGAATGTATAGAATACAGGGAATTGGGGTTGATTTAAAAACATTGTAGTTTCCTTTTGTAGTTGAATTCGTTGATTAACATCTCCACATCTGCCGTATTCTTTGGATTGCGTGAGCAGATATAATACTCTATTTCAGTTATTTGTGGTCGTATGAACCATTGTACCAGTTTTTTTAGCATTTGTAAAGCCCTCCTATGATATTATATAGGAGAGATTTGGTGCAATGCAATATTTTATTTAGTGATATCTGATATTTGGATATTGGTCAAGTGAGCACGGCGTATCTTACACTGTACCCAATCATTATAATACTGTGGAGATATCAGAGCATCTCGTTTGAATATCTCTGCCGTTTCGTAATACGAACATTCCGATTTAGTCTTACAAAGGTGAAGGATAGTCCTTACGAACTTATCCTCACCTAAGATTGAGACATCTTCTTGAAGTGTTGCATTGGAACCGTAATAGGTTTTCCAATCAGATGGTTTTCGGATTTTCTTTCTTTTGCCGTTGACTTGCTTGTAGCCAGCTTGTGTAAAGTATTTGCGTCCAATGTATTTCCGTCCTGTAATTGTGTTCTCTATCATATACACAAAACCAAAACACATTCCATCATCGATATATTCACTCTCACATAGTAACCATGTCATAGATGATCGTCATCCTCATCATCATCGTCATCATCGGCATCACCAAAATCTTCTTCTTCAAGAATCATATACTCCCCACAGAATGGGCAGTGATTTGGGTCTGACTCTGTATTCAACTCATCGTATTGCAGAGTAAAGTCAGAACCACATGCTGAACATTCGTGATGTAATTTAATCATTAGTTACACCATGACTGTTTAGCCTCACCGAAGTATTCACGGGCGAAACCATTTGCGATTAACATGGCACGAAGACTTTGACCGTCAAGTATAATGTCACCTAGTACACGACCACCGAACTTATCCCATCCGTAAAGTGTCGCTTGACGTTTAACTGATTTAGCAACTGCTGCTGTGGTGAATTTACTTGCGGCTTGACCACGTTGGTCTTCACTTGGACATTGAGCACGATGACCTTTTTCTGGTGTGTCAACTCCAAAAACACGAACAGCCAATTCTTGTTTGAATGGTGGTGGTAGGAATGGTGCAGAGATAACTACAGTATCACCATCAGTCACACGTATAATAACTGCATCATACGTTACACCTTGTGGTGTCTTTGCTTGCACTGGTAAAAATAAACAGAGAAATAAAAATCCTACTACAGCATATAATTTTTTCATATCGTTTCCTTACATATTTGGTTATAAACATCATTTCTTGCACTGGATGGTGTGAGCATTTCAACTACATACGTTCCGAATTCGTGTGTTGATTTGAATACTATATTTTCATTCTCATCAACATACCACTCAAACAGTATATACAGATTTGCTTCATTACAATTCAGAACTCCATAAGTATATATCTTACTTACTTTCGTCTTTAATGCATCACTATAATATGGTTTTTTGTATACTGTAGCACCATGAAATTCATACATGGTTTTATGTTCTTTGAGCATTCCTTTTTCTAAGTATAATGACCAATCGACTCTCTCTGTTCCGAGAACCCATTCATGTTCAACAAAAGGAATTTTAGTGCTGCCGTTTTGTAATTCTACAAAAGGTAAACGATATGATTCTTGTCCTGCATTAGCGGTGAATGCAAGCAATATTGCCATGACAAAGAAAAATAGGCGTTTCATGGAATTGCTCCTGTAAACGCCTATTTAGACTTGCAAATTGCCTCAATTTTAAAATTCTTAAACTTCAACCAATAGGTCATGCTTGCTTTTGATTGTTCGCATGAATGTTGGTCAGGAAACTCTAATGTTATTTTTCCTGGTTGGTCGCTTGGATCATTTATGTGGACTGCTATCAATATCATCAACCACATTATCGTTCTCCTGTGTCCATGAGATTATTTCCCATCGTCCATCATGATGTTCAACTAATGCTGTGCATGATTCTACCCAATCACCATCATTCATATAAACTACACCATCAATTTCTTTTATCTCTGCTTTGTGTATATGACCACAGATTACACCATCGAAACCTTTTTTCATGCAGTAACCAGCAAGGTTTTTCTCAAAGTGAAACATAAAATCTACTGCTCGTTTTACACGTTGTTTAAGATAAAGGCTAATAGACCAATAGCCAAAACCAAGTCGATGACGGAACCAATTGAATCGAGAATTGATAGAAAGAACGAAATCATATGCTTTGTCTCCTAGTATGGATAACCACGGTGCTAATCGTGTGATGCCATCAAACAAATCTCCATGAGTAACAAGATAGTGTTTGCCATCTGCACCAATGTGTTCGCATTGGTTTGTGATTTCCAACATCCCAAAACCCAATCCATAGTGGAGATACGGTCTAAGGAATTCATCATGATTGCCTAGCACATAAACAACTCTTGTGCTATTCTTTGAATGACCAAGAATACGGCGCACCACATTGGTATGTGATTGCTTCCAACGCCATTTGTTTTCTTTGATTTTCCATGCATCGATTATATCACCAACAAGATATAACGATTCGCATGTATTGTGCTTGAGGAAATTATTCAGATGTCCAGCCTTGCAATCTTTTGAACCAAGGTGGACATCTGAGATAAAGATACTACGATAGGTTTTTTTCATTGATATTTCTGGTTACGGTTCCAGAGTCACCATATCGTTGTGACCGCTTTATTTTATATTTGTCGTACTTGTCCCAATAATGGCACACCACAAATAATATAACTACTATGCTTACGGTCAAGGTATAAAATTGCCATGACCCAACTTCAAACATTAGAAACTAACCTGACCTCTAAGCATAACTGCCTTTTCACCATCTACTCGGGCGCCAGATGTACCAACTGGTTTGTTAAATTTAGTGTCAACAAAGTTCGCCATTACACGTACATTGTCGTTCAAGAACCAAGTAACACCGTAAGTCATCGATGTTGCTAGATTTGCTTTACCTGTTGCGACAGCAATATCTTCGGCATTGAACTCACTGGCACGTACACCAACTTGCCATGCACCTTTACCACCACTTGTGTAAGATGTGTTAGGTTTAATCCAACCAAATGTACCATCTTTATAGTTGTGGCTCTCACCTGTGATGTTATAGATTGCCTGAACATAGTGACCAGTAATTTCTTTGTCAGTGCCAGTGGTAGGATCATAGTTGAAGTTGAAATGCTCACCTTGTACTTTCAAACCCTTCCAAGCAAATGCTGCTTCAAGACCTTGGCGTGTTCGTACAGTATCACCACTCAATGTTGATGAACCTGTGAACCATGCACTTTGATTTCGTCCTTCAGTACGACCACTAGCAGGAGCAACACCTGTTTTTAGATTGCCTGTGCTGTATGCTGCACCTAAGTGTGCCACAAAGTCTTTGTTCTGAATTACTTCTGCAATGTTTGTAGTCACTCGACCAACAACATCTACACCATCAACGGTAGTGCTTTTGTTAGCACGACCACGACTTAGTGCTAATGCATAGGTGAATCCTGGTTTTGGAATACCATGCAACATTATACCAGTTTCTTTGGCAGGAATAAATTCACCGTCAGTGCTACCAATCAAACTACGTTCCATGAAGTCAATGTTGTTTGAACTTGTCAACTGTTCAAGACTGAAAGGCATTTTAAATGTACCAACTTGTAGTTGTGCTTCGGTAACAGCAGCATAGTTTACCCAAAACTCATCGATGGTCGATGTAGTAGCACTCGCACCAACATCGTTACCAAAGTTTGCTAAGAGAAGATATTTAAAGTCTTTGGCAATCTGTCCACGCACACCAAAACGTCCACGGCGAACTTCCATTACATCTTGATATGGGTCAGTGGATTGACCAGAACTGAATGATGGAGTATAACGTCTATAATCCATGTGAATACGACCAGTAAACTGTGCCGTGGTATTACCATCTTTCGATTTAATACCAAGACCATTCTCCATTACAGAACCATCGTTTGCTTTGCTCAGACGGAAGTTGTTGCTGTCCTTGACATCTTTATCAATCCTAGATGATTGGAACTCTTTGTTTTCCAAACGGTCTTTGTGTGCTTCGATTTTAGCAGAATGTTCTTGCTTAGATAGAATTCCTTTTTGTAAAAGAATGTCCAACGTATCGGTGTACTCATCTGCCATTACAGATGTTGTTCCCAATAATAATGTGGCCACAGCCAAGATTTTTGTTACTTTCATACACATCTCCTATTAATTTACTACATTCAAATATCTATAATTAATTTACTCTTAAACAGAACTGTCATCAAACTGCCACACCACTGTCACAATAGTGGTCTGCCATCCACTATAATAACATGTTTTTCCCATTTGCCGATTGGACAACTGTTACCAGAAAATCTAACTTTGATTGGCATAAAACAACCACACTCTTTACAAAACTTGACAACATTCAATTTGTCGCACGACTTACAAATCTCCCATCGTTCTTGAGCATAGGGTCTATTGTTATTCAACTTCAGTTCTTTTTCTATTACTTCATCTGTTACATCACTCTCCTGCATACTTCACCTCTGCCAATTTTAATTTAGATAAAATAGTAATCCACATCCAACCAATATCAAACTCGAATGACCTATAACTAAACTTTGGACTTGCTGGCATATCATGATGATTGTTATGCAACTCTTCACCACCAACGATGATACCCCACGGCACTAAATTGGTTGATTCATCTGCTAATACATGATTGCGATAACCCCACCAATGGCCAAGACCATTGATTACACCTGCTGCCCAAAATGGTATCCATGCCATCTGTATCAACCAGATTACAATTCCCCATCCATTAAACAGCAACGTATTGATACACAGCAACAATAAAAACCCGCATGTTGAATACTTTGAATAGACGTTTCGTTCCATCCAATCATCGGGTGTGCCTACTCCAAAGTTATCGACCATCTTACGATCTTTGGATGCTGTATGATATAGGAATGCACCACCAAACAGAACACGCCATATACCGAAATGATGTGGTGAATGTGGGTCGTGTTCTGTTTCTGTTGCCATGTGATGTTTGCGATGTATGGCAACCCATTGTTTGGTCACCATACCAGTTGTCAACCACAACCAGAATCGCATGAAGTGAGCAACGACAGGATGAAATACAACTCCCTTATGTGCTTGACTGCGATGTAGATACATTGTCACGCATAATATCGTTATGTGTGTTGTGAGTAATAGGTAAAGGATTTCCATTAGGCAGCCTTACCCCAAACGTCCACCCAATCTCCAGATAACGCCCCCTTAGCGTAATCTGTGGCTCGGTTTTCAAAGAAATTCGTGTGTGTTGGTGCATTTATCATTTCCTCCACCCACGGCAGTGGGTTCTTCTTGACTTTGAATATACCTTTCAAACCAAGACTAATCAATCTACGGTCTGCAATGTATCGAATATATTGTTTCACATCTTCAGAAGACAATCCTTCCATCTTGCCCATCTTGAATGCTAAGTCGATGAAGTTATCTTCGAGTTCGACCATCTTCTCGGCAATAGAATAGATTCGTGACTTGAGGTCATCATTCCATATATCTTTGTTCTCTTCAATGTATGTGCGGAACAACTTAATCATCGACTCGGCATGTTGTGTTTCATCCACAATAGACCACGTAATGATTTGCCCCATACCCTTCATCTTACCATGTCGAGGGAAGTTAAGTAGCATGATAAAGGAACTGAATAGTTGCATCCCTTCGGTGAAAGCAGAGAATACTGCAATGTGAGCAGCAGTAGCAGACCGATTGCTATTCTGTGAGCTAATATTAAGAACATAATCATGTTTATCCTTCATCTCTTTATACTCCATAAACTCCGAGTAGGTTGTTTCTGGCATTCCAAGTGTTTCGATCAAGTGTGAGTATGCTGCAATGTGTAGTGCTTCACGTGCTGCAAAACCAAGCAGCATCATTCTTACTTCAGGTTGAGGGAAATAAGGTAAATAATTACTAACATAACCACCTGCAACATCAATGTCACCCTGAGTAAAAAATCTGAATACATGAGTGAGAAAACCTTTCTCGTCTTTCGATAGTTTATTTTTCCAATCCTTGACATCCTCTGCCATCGGGACTTCAGTGTGTAACCAGTGTGATTGTTCATGTTTAAGCCACGCATTGTATGCCCATGGATAGTTGAAAGGTTTAAAGTGTGTTCGTTCTTCTTGCAAGTTTAGGTTTGTTTTTTTTATCATTCTTTTCCCATTAGTTTATTCGTAAAGTTTAGTAGTAGTTCGCCGTGCGTATCATTATGCCATTGTTTCTTCATCCAACTATATGATTCATACCAGTGCTTTGTGCTTTCAGGATGGCAACCAATCAATCCAATGTTATCCTGTATGATTGCCATTGGGTCACCGTTCGGATAGGTCGCAACAGTTCTAAAATTGTTTCCTGTAAATGTTGGACCGTCATAGAAATACATCTTGAGAGAAACATCTTCCCATACTACTGGCATTGCTTTCGCATGGGGTCTATGTGTATCTGTGTTAGGTTGTTTTATGTATTGTACCACACGAACATCATCAAGTAAATTGAAATAGTCGCTGTCCGCCCAATACGCACCCATACAGATGCCAAGATACTTACCACCACCATTGATGAACTTCTGAATCGATTCCCCATTCTGTTTGAATAAGAAATCGTGAGCATCAGAATCACCTATGCCACCTGGAAAACAGATGACATCTACATCATTGAAAAAATCATCTTCTATTTCATGCTTCGTAAATATTTTAAATGTATAATCCTCACTTAGCGCATTCATAATCCCATTGACAGATTGAACTGAACATCGGGGCTGGTGTACAAACAATGCCATTCGGGTTTTCATTTTGTTTCCTATTCATACATTACTGTGTCGGTATCACCCAACGCCCATTTTGGATTCTGTTCAACAACATACTTCTTAGTGCAAACTTTAAAATCAGGAAACTTTAGTTGTTTTGGATTACTTGCTGCATCCAAGAATAGGCAACGATTGTTTGGTTGTGCTGCATACTGACCGTTGTCTAGTTCTATAAAGTTAAAACTCTTGTGATCCTCTGGCCACTCTGCATAACTTGTGTCTATAATATTTAAGTCAGGTGCAGAATGGTCTACTGTAAACAAATAATTGCCTTGATAAAATTGTTTATCTTTGGCATAAAACTTAGCCGACAGATTTCTCAAGAATGATTTTTGAATCACAGAAAAATCATAACTAAAACAATCCCAAATTTGTAGTGTGTCTAAAGGTAAAAACTTCTCAGGTTCAAGATTCGTTGTGCGTGATACAAACGCATGAAGAGGTAGTTTGTCATAAGCCGCACCATAGTTTGGTAAGTAAGATTCTATTCTAAATGCTTGTCCACGAATACTTTTAATCGAAATCCATATACATGGTTCATATTCTCCGTGACCTTTTTGAAAGTCATAAAGAAACTCTTTACGAACATAACAATGTATAGGTGGTAGGTTTGCAACTAAGTGTGCCATATTTATTTTTTAGGTTCGCAGGTTCGTGTTCGTTGAATTGTGTTGTCTGATTGGCGTTCTTCTTTCCATTCAGAGCAAATTTGTGTTTCTGATTTATCTGGAGCAACTTTCTCTACAGTCCAATTAGCACTCATCCAACCCATTGCAGAGAAGTATCCCCAAACAATCATATACGGTATTTCAGCTATCATAATATATCATCTCCAGTTATCCTTCACATGCCAAACATACATCCTCTGTTGCTAATTGCTTCAAATCAATTTCTGATATAATTTCACGTTCAATCCTCTTTGATACTTTGTCTGCTTTGCCAATCTTTTCACTTCGGCAGTAATACAGAGTTTTCAATCCTTGCTTCCATGCCTGATAATGCACAGCATGTAGATACTTCACATTCACATCAGGTCTAAAGAACAAGTTAATGGATTGTGCTTGGTCAATGTACATCTGTCGGTTAGCTGCGTGATCCACAACCCATCGTTGGTCAATCTCCATACCAGTTTTGAACACATCCTTTGTCCAATCATCCAAGATATCCAAGTGTTGGACTGAACCATCATTTGCAATGATACTTGACCAGATTTCTTGGTAATCCAATTTCGTGTCTGCATCGCATTTCTCCTTGATAATTTTATCCAAGAATTTGTTTTTGTTTAGATGTGACCCCGATAACGTATCTTGTCTATAAGCATTAGCACGATAAGGCTCAACGCTAGGAGAAGTATTACCCATGATAATACTGGATGATGCGTTAGGTGCAATAGCCATGAGATGACTGAAACGATTACCAGTGCCTGAAGCATCGGGTGCTTCACCACGTTCTTTACCGAGTTCCAAATTTGCTTCATCAAGTTTAGTCCTTATGTGTTTGAACATTCTCACATTCGCCGATGTTGCTAGTGCTGATTCCCACGCAAGATTTTGTTTTTGCAGATATGCATGAAACCCCAAAGCACCAATACCAATACTACGCTCACGGCTAGCAGAAAAAATAGCACGACTGATGGCAGTAGGAGCATTATCAATAAAATACTGAAGCACGTTATCAAGCATTTCAGCAACATCTCGAAGAAATAGTTTGTCATCTTTCCAATCATCGTAATACTCCAAATTAACTGATGACAAACAACACACTGCGGTTCGTTGTTTATCGGTTGGTAAAATAATTTCAGAGCAGAGATTTGATTGTTTGATACTCAATCCCAATTTCTTTTGAAACTCTGGCATTGCACGATTGCTTGTGTCGATGAAGTGTAGATAGGGTTCACCTGTCATCATTCGCATTTCAAGTATACGTTGCCACAGTTCACGTGCAGGTATAGTGTCACGAACTTCTTTTGTATGTGGGTCTTTCAATTCCCACGTATCATCCATCTGTGGGTCAATCATACACTTTTCAATCAACTGCATGAAGTCATCGGTGATGTTGATGCCGTGATGGAGATTCAGGCAACGCATGTTTGGATCACCTGTTGGTTTTCTCATCTCCAGAAAGTTGATAATGTCAGGATGACTAATATCAAGGTATGCAGCATAACTACCACGACGAGTCCTACCTTGTCGATAAGCGAGAGATGATGCGTCATATGTGCGAAGATGCGGCATGATTCCAACCGATTTATCATCCGCTGAACGAATTCCAAGACCAATTCCTACTCCGCCTCCCAACATAGAGAGCCAGTTGACTTCAGATAAAGTGTCCACCAATCCTTCAGCAGAATCGTCGAGAAACGGCAAGAAGCAGCTAATAGGCAACCCCCGCTTACTACGACCAAAAGATAAAATAGGAGTGCTGTAGCTAAGCCAATGCTTAGAGCTATAGTCATAAAGACGTTGAGCATGTTCTGGATTACTGCCGAAAGCTTCTGATACATACGCAAACCTTTCCTGTGGAGACTTCTCATTGTCCTTCATGTACGATTCTTGCAACCGTTTGATACCCAACTCATCAAACAGACTATCACGTGAATAGTCTATCGTTATACCATTAATTTCTGCCATCTTTTCTCCGTTATTATTATTCTATTGCTAGTGCTACATTTGGGAATTGTGCTGCTATAATATCCCAACATTCATTTGCTATTTCCGCATGTTCTTTCTGTGTTCCGTTTTCCATGCGTAGTTGGCAGTAATGTATCCACGAACGAAGTGTTCCATTCATGTATAATCGTGATTGTGTAATTCCTTCTGGTAATACTGCACGTGCTTGTTCTTTTGCGATACCATTTTGTATTGCCCATTCGTATGCCTGTTTAGATTTGAATATGACTGAAGCTTGCTGTTCTTCCCATCGTTCTTTGATGTAGTCATCATCCGTTTCAATTGATTTTTGACGGTTCTTCGTATCCTGTAATCGTGCTTCACGAAATTCAAAACTTAAATCTTTTGTTGGATCAGCATACCTTTGCGAGAATTCCTGAAAGGAAAAACTGCGATGGCGCAAAATCTGTCGTGCAATATCTCTTGTTGTGTTTATTTCCATCACTAACGACACCATTTCGAATGGTGACCAATGTTGATTTTTGATTAGGTAACGAATTAACTTATCGTTTCCCTGTGTGTTGTCTTGATTGTTTGGATTGGACACTCTGGCCATAAAAACAATCAATTCTTCTGCCGACTTGTGGTCATTAGAAGGTGCAGTCATACCTATCAACTTGACTCTCATACTCTCTTCCAGAATGTAAATTTCGCAATTGCTTCCAAATTTCTAAATGTATTACTATCTATAATACCTTTGATTTCGTCTGGTGAAAAACCATTCAAAATCATTTCGTTTATATCCTTACCCTCAATCGTGTCAGGCCAAATAACCACATCTTCACCTAACTTGATTGCTTTTTCTATTAACTTGCAGACTTCTTTATTTCGTGGTTCGTTGTCAAATACTAGCACTTTATTTCGTGCTGAAATATTTTTTGCCGTGATTGAAAGATTTGCATCACCAGACGCAACACAGTTTGTTATAAAAAGGGAATCGAGCGGACCTTCAACGAGATACACCGTTTGATGTAGATTCACTCTGTCCATACCGAAGATGAGTTTATCCTCACAATCATTGGTGCGAACAGTCACATACCGTAGTTTGACATCGGAAGTCTCCAATGCACGACCAGATACGGCAACCAGTTCACCGTTGACATCATAGTATGGTATCACAAGTCGAGCATCATCTGCAAGTGTTTTACCATGATTAGGCACTAGGGCATCGATAAATTGCCGATACTTGGGTGTGAACAGTAGTTTATCGTAGTGTTCTGTAGGTATGCATCTGTTCTCTGCATACGTCAGACAAAAATGTCCACTCTGGAGTTCGCTGACCCATTCTGCATGGTCGAAGACTTTTTGCTGTTCGACTTTTCCAAATCGTGGTGATGGTATGTTGAATGTAGGTGAAGTGTTGCTTTTGTTGAAGAATGTATTGGATTCACCCGATTTGTATTTTTCGAATGTATACTCTCCATGTAATGAAGGATCAACTTGCTTGAGTAAATTGGCAACATTAGTTCCTACTCCACAGTTATGACATCGGTATAATAAATCATTGCCTTTGGCGAAAACATAGCCACGTG